ACCGTATGCGCGTCTGTAGTGCCTTACAACATTGTACGCAAATACCTTGCTGCATCCGTAAGGGCTGACGGGGTTAAGTGGCGTTCCCTCGCGTTGGTATCCGTCTGCATCCACGCTTAGGCCGAACATCTCGCTACTGCTTGCTTGATACATTCGCGCTTTCGGGCATACCCTCCGCATTGATTCGAGCAGATTGATAACGCCTACGCCATCGGTTTGAACCGTAAACTGTGGCATATCAAATGAGATACGGACGTGACTTTGCGCGGCAAGGTTGTATACCTCATCAGGCATGACCTCCGTTAGCACCCTTTCAAGGCTTAACGGGTCTGTCATGTCACCGTAATGGGTGTAGAAGTTCGGGTTTGAATAGCAGTTGAACAGTCGCGGTGACTGTTGTATCATTGATGAACTTGCGCGAATGATGCCGTGAACCTCGTAGCCGAATGATAGTAGTAATTCGGCAATGTAGCTTCCGTCTTGGCCTGAAACGCCAGAAATTAGGGCTTTCTTCATTTCGGTAAATGGTAGCAAATCAGATTAGAGAAGTTGAAGCATGCGGATATGTATTGAGCATGATCAAACGCCTCTGACTTGTTTCTTTCCGTTATATCGGCATCGTTAACAACAAGGTATGGCACTCTTGCTATTTTATACTTACCACCTAATTTTTTGCCTATCACATTCCAAGCGTCTTTGCTGCTTGAATGAACAACTCCTGTTTCAATGTTCGGGTCTTTCATTTCGGCAAGCAAAGTATATCCAGCTGATCATCCTCTAAGCCTTGTTCTACGTAGATGTTCCGATACGTGTAGCCGTGTTCATTCAGCCATGCGAAAACCTCATCCGCTGACGTTCCCTGCCTTTCCAATGCGCCCCGATTAATCTCAAGTAGCATTGTCGGGCGAAAATTCGCTATTGTCTTTTCAGCACCTTTCAAAGCGCGTAACTCCATTCCCTCGCAGTCCATCTTAATGAAGTGGCATTGCCTCGCGTTTAGGCTGTCAATGGTGATGCACTGAATGCTATCGCCATCTATCGCATGACTTGCGCCTACGTTGTCGCTTTGGGAAATGCCTATTTTGTGTTCACTGTCGCTTATCCCAAATGGAATACAGGCCACGTTTTTATACTGCTCCATGTTGTAGGCAAGGCACTCAAAAGCGCGATCATTTGGCTCAAATGCGTATACCTCACCCTCACGTCCTACGCGGTTCACGTAGTACTCTGTATGGTCGCCAACGAAAGAGCCCACATCTAAAACGGTAAAGCCTTTGTGAATGTACGGGTCGAGCAATGGCAAACAATTTCTGTCATGATCAAGTCTGCCTTCTTGAATTATCCAAGGGCAGATATGCGTGTCATTTTCAAGTAATGCTACTTGCCTACCGTTCGGGAGCTTGTGTAGTTTCATTTAATAATATACCATGAAGGATCATCATCCTCCGTTACGTGAAGCGTGTAGCCTTTGCCCTCGAAGAACTCATCTACTGCGGCTTTTACCTGACAAATGTAATCATCTCGGTCAACAATGTGGTAATCGTGACCGCCAAATACCCCGCCTTTCTTGACCTTACAGAACCATGCCTTAAGGTCGTTGTCAATGTAAGGCCGCATGTGGTTAGCGTCAATGTAGACGAAATCGAGGCTTTCATCTTTGAACAACTCCGCACCCTTGACGCTGGTAAATTGCATCATTCGTGCCCTTGCTCCGAACCTGTCCAACTTCTCACGGCAATACCTGTAGCAGCCTAACCAGTCCTTTATTGCATCTGCATAGCCTTTCGGGTTCTCATTCGGCACGTAATCCCACGGGTCGATAAGCCAAAGTTTGGAAAGTTGGCATGTGTCGAGTATGATTTCCGCATTCTCACCAAAGGCAACGCCAACCTCTACGCCTTCGCCAGTCAATTCCATAGCGTCCAATACATTACCGATGTCGTAACGTGTTTTTAGTTCGGTTAGCTTCATCCCAAGTAGCTGTTTATTTTCTTCATATCCTCCGCTGTCAACCCCGACCACGACCACATTTGATCCACCTTGTTCTTTGGCATGTGTACGGTTTCCGTGTCAATGAAGTGGTATTTATCAGCCTCGAATTTCTCCGCATACGCACCAAGAACATTGAACTCACTGAACGCACGATGTGGGCATAGTTTAAGGTAGTGGCGCAAAGTCATTCCATGTGTCGCCTCAACATGAGCGCAAGCATTACGCAGGGTGTCTGTGCGGTAAACAAGTGGCATCCTGCGCATGTATTCGTAAGCCACTGGAAAACCTACCGCCTTTTCAGTGATAGGTTTCCAAGGTGTTTCCGTGCGTTCGTATGGCGTTTTGTAGATGATAGGCTTGCCATCTTTCACCCATTCCGAAACGTCCACTGGTTCGCAAGCAATAACGTCACTATCCCAAAAGATAACCGCATCCGCATCGGTGTATAGGTGCGCGTTCATCTTTGTAAACTGTTGGCCTATGTAGCCGTCTGGCAGGTCTTCTACTTGAACGACTGCCTCAGCCGTCAAATGTGATAGCATGGACGCGTTAGGGATAGCAATAACAATCTTACGGTATCCCGTAACGTGCTTGTGAATTGAGCGCAAAGAATGTTCTAACCATTTCAGGTCAGCATGGTATGTGCGAATAAATACGTCAATCGTCATTTCGAGTGCCTTCTAATGTAGTTGTAAACTTCTCCAGTAACCTGTTGGGGTTTTAACTTATCGTTGTACGCTTCAATCCATTGGAAGTGCTGCGTCATCTTTATCCACTCCTTGCCATCGTATTGCACGGGGTGTCTGTGGTGAAAGAAGATTTCTTCACGAGCAATTACAACTGGTATGTTCTGCTTCAAGAAGCGATAAGGCAGCCAATAATCCCACCATGTTTGCCCCATGCAGAACATTGATGTAGGTATCCTGTCGTAATAGTTCTTATGAATAATGAACGCGTCAAAACCATGCGGGTAACGGATAGGCGTTTTGTAGTCTCCGTTGTGGTCTTCCCTATTCGCAATGACAAGGCCATTACTCGCCAAATCCAAATACCGATTCAATGCGCCCTGTTCGTCCTTTATCACGATGTCGGAGTTAAGCAGTAGCACCCGCTCAATGTCGTGCTCTTTGGCGTAGTTGATGAAGGCTGAAATAGGTACGTATGGGGCTTTGAACACGCCTCGCATAGTGCCATGACAAGGCACGAAAGTAACGTTCGGATATTGCTCTTTAAGCTGCTCTATCTCGGTCGGGCAATTGAACGAATAGACCTTGAATCCGTTATCTATCCATGACTGAACAGCAGATGACTGCACATGACCAACCGCATGACGCGGGGCAATGGAGGTCATAGCTACCCTCATTTCCCCTTCGCTTTTCTGATCAATGTGTAAATAGCTTGCGGGTTACTTGTCACTCTACCCGTTGCAAGTTCAGCCCGAGTCTTCTCCTCCACGATGATAGCATGCACATCTTCGGGAACTCCCCTTAGATTTATGGTCACAGGCTTATCGGTCATGGCTGCAAATATAGCAAAGGCATCAATGGTAACAACGTAGCCGCAAAATAATTGAAACGAAAATCAACCCGCGCATAGGGCTAAATTTGTCGGCACAACCTTAAAACGAAAGACATGGCTTGCAATAACTATTGCGGTGAGGATGTTCCTGAACAACTCCTGAATGCTTGCGGTGAAACGCTGACGGGTGGAGGCTCACAGGCCATCATCTTTGCATGTGACGCAACGACCACCGACTATTCCGATGAGACCACCATCGCTGCTGACATTGCCAACGGCAAGGCGGCTTTGTTCCAGAATATCAAAGTAGGTATTCCAGCACCTTCACCAGTTGCAGCAGGGGCTACCTACATTGCAGGGCAAGATGCTAAAACAACCACCTACACGAATGCAGGTACTTGGATGGATCAGAACGCCAACTCCACCAATGATGCGGCCTATGCTGTTCTGAACGCAACAAGTGGAGGCGTTTACTCTGCTATCCTTATCAAACTTGCGGATGAGGCCACTACTGGCGTTCTCGCACAGTCCACAAAGGGCATTCAGTTCGTTGGTGGCATGGTCGTTCCTGACGATGTGACCGACCTCGTTCACTACGAATTTACCTTCAACTACAAACATCCAACAGGAACCGTTACGCAAGTGCTGCCAGTAGGTATCTTTGCGTAATCTATGGGTGACATTTTACTGATTGCATTCGGCAAGCGAGGTTACGGGCTAATGGCTCATAATCTCGCTTTGTCGTTGAAGCATGTTAGTCCTGATCTAAGGATAACAATATACACCAGTGCTGAACTGCGCAGGTTCTTGACCTTGCCCCATCTGTTCCATCAGATAATCGAACTTCCAACATCTTACTTTCTGAACAATGCGGGTGTAGTTGATCCTGCCATCGCCAAAACGCAGATATACAGGCTCGGAGTGAATGCGGGGCTGGACAAGTTCCTATTCTTGGACGTGGACGCTATCGCATTGAATGACATTAGGCCGTTGCTTACTGATTTGCAAGGCTCGAAGTGCGTTACCGAAGTGCTTGGTCATGGCGGGAAAGAAGACGATATACCGTATAACATTTGGGCAACAACGGATAAGACTTGGGAGTTTTTCAACCTTGCCACTGACGCTGTTCTATGCGGTATTCAATCCTCTTGGATGTACTTTGAACGGTCTGACGTTGGCGATAAGGTGCAGGAGTATTTGGACTACTACATGGACATCGGTATCCCTCGCGGTATGGTCGTATTCAATTGGGGTGGCACTACTCCAGACGAGTTACTTTATCAAGGGGTATTCGCTAAGATGGGCATGATACCGAAACACCAGAAAGCTGTCTTTCCCATTTACTTCGGCAACAGTAAGAACGTGAAGGCCGATGCCGATGTGCGCAAAGACCATTACCTACTTGCCATCTACGGAAACGGGAAAGGCAACACCCTGACGCTTCAAAAGTGGTTCAAGATGTATGATTCAATATGTCGCTCGCTTGGGTCGCAGTACCTATGTGTGAATATCTTGGGCGACAAACACGCCAATGGTCGTTAGATGCAGATCAAAATAAGCGCAGCATACGCAAAGGCTTTCGCGTCCAAGAAACGCTACATACATATTTTCGGAGGCAGGGCTGCGGCAAAATCACATTCCAAAGCCGTCCAAATGCTCGGAAAGTGCATGATGCCATCGTACTACCGTGGCGTTCTAATGCGCGAAGTACACGCATCTATTCGTGACAGCCAATTCAGGGAACTGAAAGACCTAATAGAAATGTATGGTCTTGGGGCTATGTTTCAGATCAATGAAACGGTTATGGCGTTCAAATGCGTCACCACGGGCAACACCATCATTTCACGCGGCTTAAAGAAGACCTCCAAGAACGAAACCGCAAAGGTCAAATCTATTAAGGACCCGACTGACATTTGGTTCGAGGAGGCGGACGAAATAAGCGCGGAGGATTTCAGAAAGGCGGATATGTCTGTAAGGACTAAGCGCGGTGATCTGCAAATCACGCTATCGTATAACACTGATATTGATGAAGACCACTGGATAAGAACAGACTTCCACGACCAAGACAGAGACGATACGTTCTACTGCCATACAACGTACCTAAGTAACATTGAAAACCTTGACGCTGATTACGTTCGGAGTTTGGAGCGTATGGCAACCATCGACCCCGACTATTACAACGTCTATGTGTTGGGAATGTGGGGAGGTAAGAAGGTGGTCAGTCCTTTTGCCCATGCGTTCGACCGTTCGCGCCATGTTCAGACGTGCCACTATAACCCGCTACGTCCGTTGTACATTTCGATGGACTTCAACATTGACCCGTTCGCGTTCGTATATTACCAGTATTGGGTTGAAGGCGGTAAGCATCACCTCCACATATTTGAGGAAGAGACGATATTAGGGGGCACGGTTGACGAGGCCATTAAGCGCATTAAAGACAAGTTCGCCCCTGCGTTGGGCATGGTAACTATCCAAGGTGATTATAACGGCAACGTGCGCAGCATGATCGCACCCGAAAAGACTAGCATCTATAAGACCATACAAAGCGGGTTAAAGCTGAATGATAGGCAATTCGACCTACGCCCAAACCCTCGGCACGTTGATAGCCGTAATGATGTAAACTACTTTTTGCGAAACTTCGATGACTTCCGCATAGACCCGAAATGCCTTTACACCATCCGCGACTTTGAACGCGTAGAAATAAACCCAGACGGAAGCATTAGAAAGACCGACCGCTCACAAGGCAACCAACGTGCCGACCATTTGGACGCTTGTAGGTATCTCATCAATGGTAAAGATGTGCAGCGGTGGATAGTTGAGCATAGGCGGATGGGTGGGTTTTGACCCAATTAAACACACCACGTCTATACAAGCAATTCTATTAGAACTGCGAGTCTGGCAAGCAATGCAATTAAGGCCAATTCTTCAATCGTTCAAGGGAAAGCCCCTACTCCAAACGATTTAAGCATAAACGGCTTTTCTCTATTCACCGTTCAGCAACTCCTTAAAACCCCTTACTTCATTCCCCCTTAGAGCGAGGGTTTGCTTTAACGACCGAGTTGACACGTGTGGGTCATTGCTCGGATTAGGGCTGCACTACTAACAATACTGTTCGGGTGATTATCCGAGCCATCGGACAAGGGTCAAACGCTGAAAGCACCCTTTTATTTTACCGTTCCAACTTGGGGGCGCATTGCTGCAATTCCCCCACCGTTGGCTCGGATGCTGCAAATTTAAGCAAACTATTTAGATGCCCAACTCCCTCCGTGTAGCCGCATCAGGTTTGTAATATCCTTTCTCAATAGCGTCCTGAATTGCAATTTTAGGCACGGAGAAAACGGACACGGGCAATAGTGAGTGCTGGCAATTGTAACCGCCTACATAAGCGAATATAGTTTGAGGATCGGTCGCCCTGTTCATGCCATCCCATCCTTTGCCATTACTGCACGCTCCCAACTCTTGCCTATTACCCCAAAGTTCGATTTCTTTCTTGTGGTAAAACTTGCCGTTGCGCTCATTGCAAAAGCAGCGGGTAGTGTCTATGCGACCACCTAAATAACGATACCACTCAAGACCTAGATCAGACGCGACAATCTCCGTGAAAGCGCGATCGGTCACTGCTATTGTATCAGTCACAAGTTGACGGGAGTACGCAAGCAACCGCCCATCATATTGAGGTGTTCCAGTTATGTTGTCAATTACGGACGCGAGTAGTTCTGAATAGCTTGCTTTCGTCTGTATTCCTGTGAGCAGAGTCTCGAATATCGGGCTTACAACCGCTTCATCAATTCCATTGGCAAGCTGCCGAACCAACTGGACGCGTCTTGCTGCGTAGGTCGCACTTGCGAACGTTGAAGGTGCTACTTCTCCAAGTGTGGCAAGATAAGCCGTAGAGGTGGCCTGTTGCGCTATCATATCGGCTCGAAGTTCCCCAAGTATCTCGGAGTATTCGCCTGATGTCATGTACAGGCGTATATCGTCAAGTATCTGAGTTAACGTAGCAATGTTTCGCGGTGTCTGCTCAATGAACCCGTCAACGGTCGTAAGGTCTCCCATCAACCGCGTCAGTCGTTGGGCTATCTTCGGCTGAATGTTCAGAATAGCCGCAACCCATCTATCTGGAATATCAGTGAGGCCGTCAACTTTTGACCGTAGAAGCTCGGCTGCTGTTGGCATTACAACTCAACTACCCTATAAGCAATGTAAACTTTGATGTCGTAAGTTCCCGCTGTTGGATCACCCCCAAACGTCTTTAGTAAAATAGCATTGCTGACCATATTAGTATTGCTTGCCACCGTAACCGCATTAGGGGTGAATTTTACTATTCTATTGATGGTACTTTCCAAGAACTCCGATGTGAACATTGCTACTGTTGCGCCTTGCTCTATCACCTCAAGGGTTGTATTTGTTGCGTAAGGCGGGGCAATGTAATTCCCATCGGTACTTGCAAATACGCTGATAACATCGTAAATGAATCCAGCAGGTGGTGCTGAAACAAGTACAACGGGTGAACTATTTGAAGTTCCAACTTCAGAAGCGGTTACAACCTGCGAATGTTCATGTATGCAAATGCACCCATTCAAAGCCTGTGCCGCACTCACAACGTCCTCAATAGGTGCGCGGTAAGCTATGCCTCCGTTATCGTAAATAGTCACCTGTTGGCCACTTACAATTGCAGCTGCCACAATAGGCGTAAGGCTTGTCACATTGATCACTGATACTTCTGCCATGTTATCCGTTGTTATAGGAGAATGCAACTCCGTTAATTCCTTCTACTGTTAGAACTGACCCGCCAAAGATAAGGCCACCTGTTCCCGTCAAAGCTAATACCGTTCCGTCAGGGCTGCAACCCGTGTCTGCCACCGTTGCGCATGCACGTTTCTCGGTGAGTTCTACTTTGTCAACAAAGGTCATAGTGACAATCTCAAAATCCACATGGTCCTCTTTGGATGAGGACGGATATTCTTGATCTGTACATTTCTTGTTTACGCCATTGATGTACACGTTATCAATGAACCTCAATAGCTGCATGAAGTCGTGAACATACTCTGGCGCACCGAACAGAAGTGATTTCGCCTTTTTAAGTCTGGCGTATGTCGTTGAAGATTTTCCGCTTGCAAATTCGTATTCAGAAGATACAGAGGGGTATCCGCTGCCCCTATAAGTACCCTCCAAACGAATCACAGGCTTAAAACCTGAGCCATTGAACCCAAAACCTAATTGATCACCGTTGCCGCAAGCCTCAACTAATACCGTACAGTTCGGGCAGTCGTGCGAATCTTTAAGCGAAAACGGAGTAGACCGATATGTTACAATTGGTGTAGTGGCCTCAATGCTGAAATCAGTCACGTCAACCGCGTGAAGGCCACCAACAAAACCAAAGATGAAACGCAGGTCTTGCGCGTTATCATTGCTTGCAGTGACCGTTATTGTTTCGGTATATGTTCCGTCTGCCGCCCTTAGTATCCCATTCGCAGTACCTGCTGCCAATCGGAAGTTATCGCCTACCGACATGCCTGTAAGCGTGTACTCGACAGTGTATTCAATGCCTACGCACAGAACACCAACTTTAAGCACTGTAACCGCGCTCACTCCGCTATTCGTGACCGACATAGCACCTCCGCTAATGTCCACGTTAGATGAGCCGCCAACTGAAACGACAAACTGATTCGGTACATTGAAGTCGTCACCAACGAACCCGAACTGTGAGCACTGGCAAGGTTCTGCAACTGATATTTTATAGCACCCGTCTGGAACCGCCAAAGAATCCCAATCCTCAATTGCAACAGTTACGAACCCATCTGTGAACGTGTACCAGTTCGGGTTATTTATCGGGGCAATGATGTTATCGTCAAGGTCAGTCACCGCAATAACGCCCCTGTTGTTTATCGGCTTTAGTTCAACGTTCTGAATCCCCCCGCCATTATCAGAAGAGAAAAAGAAATTGATGTTCGTCATTCCAGTGGCATCGAATACCGTTGTGATGATACCGCCTTGTGAGTAGAAGTTTATGAGGCCAAGGTTAGACGTTAGCACCATTGTACCGTTCGTTACGTCTAAACCGAAGGACAATTGAACGTAACCGCTGTAACTGAATGCCTGTTGAATGTTTCCCCCACCTCCTATTGGTGAACGCGCCCAACCAAAGACGTATGTCCAAAGTCCGACAGCTGTCCACCCCGTACCTGCGTCTGTGAAATCTCCATTGTTCAGAATGCTATTCGTTGTTCCGCAAGCCCCGTAAGTGAATTGGAAGCTCGTTCTATCGCCTCGTTCTATCTTCTGAATCCAAGACGAACACGGCAATGTGCAGTTCTCTTCAAGTCCGAAGGCAATGGGTTGGTATGGTATAATTCCGAGGCTCACGGGTGCGAAGTTAACTATAATGAACCACTGAACTCAAACTCTGTCATTCCATCTTCAAGGCTCCTCTCCATCCTTACCAAGTTGCCTTGACCTAAATATCCCGATGTGCTGAACTCAATTCGGCTGTATGGGTTGGCAAGTATCTGGTTCCGCAACCCCGTAGGCACTGGATAGTTGAATGTAGTTAGCATGAAGTTGGTATTTCTGAAATCCATCGGCATCAATTCACCTGTCGTTGTCGGGTGTATAGTAATCCTTGCATTGGCTACGTTAGCGTTAACCCCTGCCGCACTTGGTGCAACCACAAGTATCCTATCACCCGCTGCGCATGGTATCACTGCGCCTGCCACTACTTCAAGCCCGTCTACTTCTATACCAGTGATAAATGGAGGTATAACCCCGTTAATTGGTGGGCCTAATTGTATAATAACGTAAACGTGCGTTAGGTATTGTTGTGTCCCTGCCGCATTTACTACCAATATCGAAATAAGGTCAGCCCGTGCGCTAAGTGTGAATGAGAAGTTCACCGAGAACAGACCGCCCGATGCCGTTTCGTAATAGGTGACTGGGTATGGATATGTGACGGGCAACGGTATCACGCCAACGTTCCAGTTTCCAGATATGTCCGTGATAATGGTCGGGAAGTCAATAGCCTGAAATGTGGACGGCCAAAAAGGATCTACAAAGGTCTGTGATCCGTTGTTCACCGCCTCCACGTCTCCCGAACCGCCACCGCCCAACCATGAGAACACGGACGAAGGAATGCCATTATACCACCTTTCCATTAACGCCCACGGTGAGAATCTGGAATTGAAATAACCGTCAGTTGCGGAGTATGGAAGCAATACCCAAGTAGCGTAGAACAATGCAGGGAATGACATGTTCGGGATATGCGGAAAGCAAGCGATAATGAAGATGTCCTTGTCAAATTCTGCATCATTACTGCCATCAACTGACACTGGCAAAGCCCTCCGCAAAGAGTTGTAATCGTAAACGAACGTTTTTGTTTTAAGGTCAAGCGTCGAGTCAAGGTTGCACTGACCACCCAAGTGGAATGACTGCTCGTTATGACTAAGGAAGGTAGTTTCCGCCATTGCCACAAACGTTTCAGATGGACTATTTGAACCTGTCTCAATCACGGAGTAGAACAGTGTTTCGTCCGTCTCCTGCTCGATCTCATCTACATCATTTAGGAATACCGTACTTGTTGCCCTGCTTTCAAAGTATCCACGCGGCTCAATCCTTATGTACTTCTGACCATTGATAACCTCATCCGCCATCCTTATCTGTTCGGTCGCGGCAAGGTCAACAACCACCTGTTCAAATGATAGTGTCGGCCATGTCGCTTGATCCGCTAACCGCACCTCGTTGCCTGTCATAATTATCAGGTTCTTTTGCGGTTCGTTAGGGTCTCCAAAGTTGTAATCAAAGTACTCCGAAACAACCGAAATCTCCCCATCAGAAC